GAAGTGTGTATCGTACAGGGATTGAAAATCATTACCTGTATCTCTATAGTCTATGATGTTTTGATATGTCTCTTTTGATAAATCGTAATCTTCTGTACATAAGTCTTCCATGTAGACTATAGGTATTTCCATATCTTTTGATAAACGGTTGATACACTCTTTACCCTCAAAGACACCTTTCAGATATGGAATCCAGTCTCTATTAATAATTACATCTTGAGGATTGTAGTTTTCTTTATGTGTCCATGTGTCATGTTGATGAGCATGCATAATAGAAAAGAAACGTTCAGTTTCATCTCTTCTATCCATTAGAATTACTTTATCAAATTGTTCTGAGAACTCTATTATATCATCACTTGGAGCAGTGTTAATAATTTTTACGACTGTATTATCTTCTATGATAAAATTGAAATTGTCTGTTACAGCACGATTGAAGGGTTCTACTAGGACATCATATTTGAGGTCTTCTGCCAATGCGTACATCAATGTGCCAGAACCACATTTACCTGTACCAATAATCAGGATTTTCATAATGTAGATTTAGTTTTTTATTAAGCAGGGTCTGCTTGCATAGTAGCGAGAGTCGCTTCTTCTGTAGATAATTCAGACTTTTTATCAGCGATATATGTTGCCCAGTTACCACTTGTATCTACTTCATAACCTTCGTCATATTCCATTTCCCACTTCCAGTAATCCCACATAACTGTATGTGTTCTTACATGTGGAGTAGATGACTCATCAAATTGGTCATATCCATATGTGATGGAACCATCACCATTTACTGTTGCAACACCACCAACTACATCAGGATTTTCTGTTCTCCAGTTTGACCAATAGTCAGCACGAGTTCCATTCCATACTGGAACTGCTTCGTCAATACCTTGGAAGTCGTATGAGACACCTTCTTTCCACTTGATGTCTTCCTTTAATTTATCTACTACTTTTTGTTGAGCAGCAATCTGTTCTGTTGTGTATGGCATAAAAATCTCCTGTTACACCTTTATTTATAATTTTGGAAGTGGTTGAGAACGTATTTTGTTGTCTATCTTAGAAATTTTTTTCTTTAAAATCTCTTTCTCTTGCTTGCTCTCTTGATTCCTCAATTCCTTTTTGAGGTCTATCTTCTTCTGAATGTTTTTTATCACATCCTTATGTGTTAAATTAGTCATACTTACTTTGTAACGCCTGAATCTCTGCTGGTTTACCTCTCATTAATTTATAATTAGCAGAAATTGTTATCCTCTCTTCATCTGAAGTGTAGAAAGGATACACGAAATGCATCAAACTGCCTGGGAATAGTAACATAGTTCCTTCATAAGACTGGTCGAGATTCAATGTTCCTGTACCCGATACACCGTGTAACATACTATAATTAAATCCAAAATTCCCATTTTGATTGTATGTTATCATGTTCTTGAAGTCACTATCTTTCACTATATATCTTAGACTTTCATCGGGTTGAGCAGTAGGCGCCAAATATTCCTTCTCTTCTTCAAAGTCGTAAGGTATTTTACAAAAGACTACTATACTAAAGTCTGCAGTATGGTTATGAATAGGATTCATTTCTCCTTTCTTTTGATAGTTAACCCATGTTGCAGTTTCTTGCCAATGACCTACATGTCCATTTCTATCTGGCATCATCATAGTCTGATAAGATGGTAGAGGTGTTTTAGTTCTTTGCCATATGTCTGCAGTCCATGTATAACACCCCATATTAGGTTGAGCATAACCATGAATACTGTAATATTCTTCGATTAAAGCAGCAGTATGGTCACGTAGACCTAGAATAATTTCTTTATCTTCTACTGCATACTCATCTTTGATAAGTCCTGCTAATTTGTCATGATAATCAGCAGTATGGTCACATCTATTATCGACACATACTTCTTTGATTTTCTTCCATAGTTTTGGTGGGACTTTAGACTGTAGTACTCCCATGTTTGGAAGTGTTAATGCTTGGGATTTCATATTTTTAATTCACTAAATTTATCATTTTTACCCCTATCAAATACAGGAGTGTCATCATTATAACTGTCAGCAGAATCTATAAGTTCTTCTTGTGCTTCTTGTTCACAATCATATAGTTTCATACGACTCCTATCAATTCCAATGACAAATCTTTTGAAGATTGTAGGGTCATTGTATCGATTCTTCAACTGTTTGACTACCAACTGGTCTAGTTCTTCTAGTTCTTCAGAAGTAATCAATGCAAACATAAAGTCAGCAGTAGCAGGAAGACCAAAGGATTCTGAAGTGTCGGTTAGGTCAATATCTGTAGAACCATAACCACTTCTCGTAGTTTGAGTTGCACTCACGATAGGTACATCGTATTCAACTGCAAGTCCTCTGAGTTCTTCTGCAATACTCTTAACTAATGTGTAAGAGTTTGCACCCATGCCTGGTCTCACTCTATGTGATGCACATATATTTAGGTAGTCAATAAAAATCATATCGGGACGAAAATCTTTCTTCAAAGATAATTCTTGTAACAGATGTCTGAAGTGTCCTACGTGTGCTGATGCAGTAGGATATTCTTTGATAATCAGTTTACCTTTAGTCTTATCTTTGAGTTTGTCAATCTTCTTATCATACATTTTCTTAGATAAGTCGGGAAGTTCTTTCATAGGAACATTCATGACATTCGCATCGATACGTTCTGCAATTCTCTCCTCTGACATTTCAAGTGTAATGTATAGAACATTCTTGTTCATCATCAAAGCACTAGATGCCATGTGACACATGAACAAGGATTTACCAACACCCGTACCAGCAAGACAAATGTTCAGTGTCTTGTTTGGTAGACCACCCTTGGTAATCTTGTTGAAGTATTCCAAGTCAAATGGAATCTTTTCTTCTTCGGTGTGATAGAATTCAAAACGTGCATCGGCATCATCCAACTGGTCATGACCGATGTGTGTGTCGAAAGATACGGAAAGTGCATCCTTCAATAGTTCAGGTATTTCACCTCTTGACCTTTGATTTTTCTCATCCAAAACTTCGATAGAGTTCATGACTGCAATATAGATTGCTCTGTCCTTACACCATTTCTCAGTTTCATCTACTATCCAATCATTAGCAGAATCTTCCTTGGATGAATCAATCTCCTGTAGAATTTTTTTAGTGTTCTTGACAACATTATCACTAAGTTTAGTGTTGTTATCAATATTAATGAGAAGTGCTTCTACACTTGGAGCTTTCTGATATTTCTCAAAGTAACTGGTTACTTCTTTGAATACAGTTTGTTCGTCAAGTTCACTGAAATACTCTTCCTTTAGAAAAGGAAGCACTTTCCGTGTAAAAGATTCATTCCGAATCAGATTCTTGAGTATTGTCTTCTCTAGTCTTACTTCCATACTTAAAATATTCTTGTGCGTGTGTCTCAAGTTGTTCCATTACATCATCTGTAAAGAACTTCTCAGGGTTATTGTTAATAGTTTTACCAAATTCAGTTTTACCGTTTGGTAGTTTCACTCTTGTAGATGATTTCTCAAATACTCCAAATGCAAGTGCCATGTCTAACAGACCATAGTATCTATCGAGACCAGTGTCATATGACAATCTGACATCAACGATTCTATTCTCAACTGTTAATCTTGACTTTGCATTCTTACAGTGTATAATATTTCCTACGACTTCGGAACCCTCTTTTTCTTTTTTCTTTGACAAATATACAATAGATGAAGCAGCATACTTTAATCCGCTACCACCACCCATTTCTTTCTGAGGGAACATAGAACCAATCACATCATATGTGTGGTTAGTTACAATCATAGGAACACCAGCACGTCCTAATTTAAGTGTTAAGACTCTGAATGCACCTTTGACAATCTGAGCACGAGTCATATCACGTGTCTCTTTACCATCTGCAGTGTCTTCGATTTCTTTGGTTGTAGATAACATACCAAGTGAATCCAAGACAAACATCATAGGTGGTCTATCGTCTTCAGGCGTTTCAAGATATCTATCAAGGATATTGATAGATTGTGTTCTGAATTCTTGAACAGTCACAACTGGAACGATAATCATCCTAGAGGAATCAATACCTCTTGATTCAATCATTTCTTTTGTGATTGCAGATTCAGATTCGAAATACATCACAGCGGCATCGGGATTATCATCTAGAAACTGTTTACACATTCCTAATGCAAAGAATGTTTTACCTGTTGCAGATTCACCAGCGATTGCTGTAATTTTGTTTTTGGGAAGTCCACCGTATAGTGAACCACTGAGTAGTGCATTGAAGATATAAGAACCCGAATCTATAAACGAGTCTACGTCTCCAGCAGCAACTCCTTCGGATACAATACCAGCGTATTCGTTACCCGAAGCTTTGACTAAGTCTTTGATAATTGACATAATTCACTTCTCCATAATATTACTTACCATTATACAGAAGATTGGGGTTTCTGTAAAGTGGTTTTTTATTCTTTTTCTTCTTTGAATTGGTCACACATTTTTCCATCGTACTTGATGTGTTCTTCCATCATCTTTTTAATTTGATTGATTTGTGCTTCCATCATAATTAGAACTGCGACAATTCCACCAATGGATAATATATAAAATAAATCCATGTAAGCGATTGTCATAGGGATACCTCACCTCTTTCTAATAAAATCTCTCTGTTTTTAAGATGATTCTGTTCGATGAGGTCTTTGTTTTCACCCGTATATCTAACTGCATGATTGTCTGCAATCATTTGTTCGTTTACATTAACTGTTGTTTCGTAAACAGGATGACCTTCATTGAAATGTGCTATAATTTCACCAAGGATACGACCAAACTTACCCTTGTCATGTGAGATAAGAGACAATGATTCTGCCTCTTCTAAGAGTTTCTTTAGATGTTTTTTAGATGCTTTTCCGAATTTCTTTTCAACTAAATCACGTGTACGAGATTCGGGCGT